TATTGAGGTAAGTATGGAATATATTTTGATCAATGAGTGGTATAGCATTTGGTATGCCACTATCGTGCTAGGGTTTCTAACGATGATGAATATCCTCGTCTTTACTGGCGTGGTGTTTGTTGTTACAGTTGTCTATGATATTGTCAAGCAGGTCTTGTCAAAGTGGAGAAAGAAATGAAACTACGTCATGTTGCATATTTTCTGGCTGGCTTCATCCCTGCCACTCTTTTCAATCTTTATGCGGATCATGCCAGAAGTGCCGAAGCGCCTAAGAAAGATGAAAATGAAAAAATGATCTGCCTTACTAATGCGGATCTTGATAAGACCATGACTGAAAAAGGTTATGACATTCTATTGAACATGACAAACAGTGAAGGTATTGTTGAGTCAATCTGGACAAGTGGACAGTCTATTGCTATTACCGCTGCTGTTCCGAATGAACAGAAAAGCTGCCTACTGGCAACAATGACCAAGGTGACATATAATCCCAAGGCTATTGAAGAAGTCTGGGAAACATATAAGAAACAGACTAAGCAAAGGGATATCTAATGGCATGGGGTTATCATCTTGTTCTCGACTGCTACAATGCGGACAAAGAACTCATTACAAGCAAAAACAATATTGAGGCCTTTGCCAAGGCTCTTGTGAAGAAGATCAACATGAAGGCCTACGGTGAGCCTCAGGTTATTCACTTTGGTGAAGATGACAAGCAGGGCTATACATTAGTCCAGCTTATTGAAACCTCGAACATCGTAGCACATTTTTGTGATGACTCTGGCAACTTCTACCTTGATGTATTCTCATGTAAGCCATATGAGAATGCCCTGGTAGTTGAGACTGTTAAACAGTTCTTTGCACCAGAGCGTATAGTAGAGCGTTACTTAGAAAGAGAATGATGCATACCACGTATGGAATATTCCCTGTACCTATCTACTGCAATGACCTCGGAAGAGGATTCACTGTAGAGGAAATGGATGCTATACAGTCATATTCTACCGATTGCCAAGTTGGTATTAGCGGTAACAATATGTCTAATAGCGCCTCGGTATTGGACAATCCTGTCCTAAAAGATTTGAAGGCATTTGTTGAGCAGAACATTGCCACATATCTTGCCGAGGTTGAGGAACCTTCGGATGATGTTGGCGCCTATATAACCCACTCCTTCTTGAATTTTATCGATAAGGGACAGGGACATTTCAGACATGCTCACTTTAATAGTTTCATATCTGGCGTCCTCTATATAAATGCTAATGGAGATACGGATAGAATACACTTTTATCGTGAGAAGTATTCATACTTTCCACACTTCAACAGGAAAAGTAACAACGGTTTCAATGCGGACAATTGGCGATTCCCTGTGTGGACAGGTCGATTAGTGTTATTCCCATCGCACATTCAACATAGCGTGGAAGTAACTGATAGCGACTATACCAGAATTAGTCTGGCATTCAACACCTTTCTAAAAGGTGAAATAGGTAACAAAGAAACATACGACAACTTAAGGTTATAGGAGAGAGTTATGGTACGGAGGTTAGATTTAGATGAAGTTAGAGAATACATTGAAAACACCTCCGAATCAACTCGAATCTATATCGGAGCCGACTCGGAGCGTCATCGTCGTGGCGGAGTTTGGTTCGCTGATTATGCTACAGTGGTGGTGGTACACATTGATGGTAACCGAGGCGCAAAGGTCTTTGGTGAAATCACTACGGAACGTGACTACGACCAGTCAAAGGACAGACCAAAAATCAGACTGATGACCGAGGTTATGAAGGCAGCCCAGTTGTATCTGGACTTGGCAGAAGCCATCGGTGACAGAAAGTTTGAGGTACATATTGATATCAATCCAGACCTCAAGCATGGTTCGTCTTGCGTTATAAGTGAAGCTATGGGCTATATTAAGGGAATGACTGGTGTTACACCAATGGTGAAGCCAGCCGCTTGGGCAGCGTCTATTGCTGCCGACAAGTTCCCAAGCCTGTAGATTTACTAAATAGATTATACGGGCTTGCGACCTTGCGGTCCGTATAACCGCCGCCTGACCACGGATGTAATGGCAGGTGGCACCCTAACCTCCTCCTCGTCGGCTTCGGCCAAATCAATCCCACATTTCATTCATCTTTCGTTGTCGTGGCATTGTGCGTGGAGGCGCATAACAGAAAGGTACTATTATGAAGAAGGTTTTATTTGCTCTCTTTACGGTACTTGCTTTGGCGGGCACCGCAGAGGCAAGAAGCCGCTATTCAGCGCCATCCGTTGCTGAGGAAACCGATCCGATCACCGCCATTATTGGTGGTGGAAACGAAGATTGGGCAGTCTCACCTCAGCCACGTTTTAAGAACAAGAGACAGGCCATGGCGTATAAACAGGAGCAAGAAGATCACTGGGGTTTCGGTCATGCTTCAAACTCCTTAGTCGCCCTCGGCTATGACTTGCAGCGTAGGGGCTTCCGTGTATCGGAGCATCCAAGATTTGGAGGAGTCCATCATGTTCATCATGGTTGGGCACACTACGCAGGCCGTGCCATCGACATTAATGTGGGTCGTGGCGTGGTTGAAGCACGTTCTGGATATGCAAATCGATTTGATCACCTCGCCAGCGAACTAAGGAGCGAGGGATATACGGTGTTGTGGCGAGTTGCCGGACACTTTAATCATATGCATGTGCAGCGATAATATGAGGGCGGGGAGAGATCCCCGCTCTTTTGCTATATAAGGTTATGCTGAAACTTGAAACGGCTTATACTCGCAGGAGAGAAAAAGCAAAAGACAGATTGGACATATGTAAAGAATGTGACCAATACGTGGCATCAACTACACAGTGTAAAGAGTGCTGGTGTTTTATGAGTGCCAAAACTATGTGGCCCAGCGCCGAATGTCCACTCGGTAAATGGCAATCATATAAGGAGCAAAAGTAATGGCATTCTTATTCAGAAACTACTGGCCACAGCCAGCACCAGGTTATCTTTCAGTTCATAACTTTGGCACCGGTGCTGATGGCAAACCATACTCATTCATGGTGTGGAACTCTGGCGACTCTCGACATTTCTATCAAGAGGATTACCACGACAACAAGTGGACCTCCACTTGGGTGATGGACTATCTTGGAGAACGAGGGGTAACCGAGAGTGCCGACATTTACCCAAGACGATCATATCAGTTTTGGACACAGTATAGAACAACGGCCTTCGTCAAAGGAAAAGAGATTTTCTGGGGTGGACTACAAAACATCGGTGACGAGTTTAACGCACCTATTCAGATTGACCCTATTGCTTCCACTAAGTTTGAAGTTGGCACACCTGGTAATCAAAGAGTAAAGTTCTGTAATCAGTATAGCTATCTTTTAGGCTACAATGATGTTATTGAGATTGAATATGACCAGTCATTCGGTTCAGGTAAGGCCGCAGGCTGGCGTGCGTGGCATGCCCGTGATGTTGGCATTATACAGATACAGTGGCGCTATGACGGCAAAGATATTGGTAGAACTATTCCTGGTACCGTATCAGTCGTCAAAGGAAAGATTGTCAATAAGTATCCTGTCTTGACATAAGACTCATTCTCTTATATAATGTTATTATGAAAAATGTGAACGAAGGTATTCTACATACTCTGGCGAAAGTAGCCGCAGCTAATCCTGGTCTCCGGGAAAAGTTTGCGGCTGCTGTCGTTTACCGTAACCGTATCATTTCCATTGGTATGAATAGTATGAAGTCCCATCCAATGGCAGCCAAGTATGGTAAGAATGAACATGCCATATTCCTACATGCCGAAGTGGCAGCAATCAAAAACGCATTGAGAGAACTTGATGTGGATGACTTTTCCAAGTGTGACATTTATATCACACGAGTTAAGAAGGAAAAGCCGTTCACTAAAAAGTTTGTTTGGGGTTTGGCTAAGCCGTGTCCTGGTTGCGAAAGAGCAATCGCCGAGTTTGGTCTTAGACGGACGATATACACTTGTGATGATGGTGACTATGAGGTAATAGAATGAAACAGATTACAATAAACATTAGACCAATTGAAGAAGCTGAAAAGAATGATAAGGCCAAACTATCATGGCAAGGTAATCGACCAGTTCTTATTGGTTGGGCAGAGAAAACCCGAACCGAGTTTTTTACCGAACCGTGGTATAAACTATGGTTTCCAAATCATCGCACCGTTGATGATGGCTCTGAATGGTACTTCGTCAATTTCAATCCCGTAACAGCCCAGTATGAATATACTGTTCCTTGTGGTCTATTTGTGCCAGAGGTGTTTGCGGAACTACCGATGCTTTGTCATGCCAAGGAAGATAATTGATATATATTCATGAGATAGCAACCTTAGCAAGATCCAATCGTGACTATTGGTGTTGTGAATATGTTATCACTTATCACGTTGCTAATGGCATTAGTGATTGCGATTTAAGAATAGGAGAAGTTTAATGGCTACATTTAAAGAAGCATTTGCCGCAGCAAGAAAAGCTGGCAAGGACGTATTCATTTACGACGGCAAAGTTTATACTACAAAGGTCGCTGCTAAGGAAGCAGACGAAACAAAGTTCGTTGACGTTACTAATACTGTAAAGGACTCTTCGGTCGTTACTGTTGGTCGTCTAAAGAAGAACGTATGGCCACTACAGTCAGAGTTGCGTAAGAAGTTCGGCACACCTGATTACGGCGGAACATTTAAGAAGAATATGGTTCAAGTCCAGCTACCATATACAATGTGGATGGATGATATGAAGATCACCAAGTGCTGGATGAATAAGTCTTGTTCCGATTCTCTTGTTCGTGTTCTTACATATGTGTGGGACGAGAACGGTAGAGACTATGATAAGATCAAGGCTCAACAGCTACACATTTTCTCTGGCTCATGGAACATTCGCAACATGCGTGGCGGACATTCTCTATCTACCCATGCATTTGGTGTTGCAATTGATATCGCAGCCCCTTATAATGCTCTTGGCAAGAAGCCAGGATATAACAAGTATTCTTTCACCAAGGATTCACTAATCGTTAAGGCTTTCCGTGAAGAAGGCTGGACATGGGGTGGTGAATGGACCCGTGGTGACGGTATGCATTTCCAGGCTGCACGAGTCGGCTAACATTGGAGTTTTTGTTATGAAGATGATCTACAAGTATCCGCTGGGTATGGATATCCATCACAATGCGGTATATGAAATTGAAATGCCCAAGGCCGCTAAGATTTTGACAATTCAGGAGCAGGGTGGTTTTCCTATGCTCTGGGCTGTTGTGAATCCTAAGAAAGAGAAGCGCAAGTATGTCTTTCAGGTGTTTGGCACAGGCTTTGAAATGCAGGACTATGATAAGAAGCATTATGAATATGTCGGCACAGTCCAGCAGAAGGGTATGACCACTCTCGTTTGGCATGTTTTCGAGGTGCATGAATAATGGCTATCAATATCAAATCAATGAAAGTTGCGATGGGCGCCGCATCGGCGATTCCACCCGGATGGAACTATTCTGCTATGAGGGATGGATATGATGGCCCTAATGGTGAGTATATTTCTAAAACGGATATTACGGTTGAAGGATCTTTTGCAAAGGCATTTGCGAAAAAGTATGGTGTAATGGGCGCATCAAATCAAATGGCGTCTGCGCCTGGTGCTAATGGACCAGCAGGACCATATACGAAACATTCTCATAGTCATATAGCACCTACCAGTCCTAATGTTGGTGATATGTGGACCGAACCCGTTACTGGTAAGATTTATGTCTATGCTCCTCCTAACGGCTGGGTAGTTACTGCCGCTAATGCTGCCAATCCGTTTATGAACGCCCCTATGGCTACAAACATTCCTAACGCATCAATCACGAACGGTACTCTTTCGATAGGTAAGGGTCATCCATACGCATTTCACGAGTCACTAACAAATGTTATTGCTATCGAAACTAAAGTTGGTAGAGTTGGAATTAATACTGAAACTGGTGATATTACTATTCCACCAGGCATCGGTCGTGACGAAGCAATACGTGAGTTCTGGTTCGGCTTTCAGAAACACTTTCAGCCTACTAATAAGACAAGATATGAGGAAGAGATTAAATATCTAAAGAGAGATTTGGCGGGTGCCAAGGCCTCGGCTGTTCTAATGAAACAGGAAGGTGAAAAACATGCCAACAAAAGGGTAGCCGAGAAGGTCCGAAAGAAGTATGGCAATGAGAAGTTCATCATGCTCAAGCCAGAGGATCTAATCAAGTTTATTGAAGAAGCCTAACCTTTCAATACGAATGGATTCTTCTTGCCGGTGCCCTTCTTAACAGAATAATCGGAATGCGGCATCTTCTTAATTTTAATCTCTGCCTGAACCTCATAAAACTCCGAGCGAGTGGCCACACGGACTTTGAAGTCACCTGTGCCTTTAAGAACAGGAATCTTATTAGATAGACCCAGTGGATTTGCTTTTGAGATAAGATAAAAATCATCACCCGCCTGCATATAGTAGGCGGGTTCTTTTTTGCCCTTGGTATAATGGGCGGTTACAAGATCGCCCAGAGGTGAGTTTTCTTGATTAGCAATATATCTTGTGATACCAGGTTGTTCAAAATATTGTTTCATAACATCTAATGGTACAGCATTAGGATCAGATAGCATACCCTTGTTGGTTGGAATGATGACTTTCGCAACTGGGATTCCAGCATACTTAGCAATATCACGAACAAACTTCTTGGCTTGTGTTGAGTTGTTTAGAATCTCGACTGCTGCGGCCGCTGTTGGAGTCTTATATGTGGTCTGCCACTTACCTTTGGCATAGAATACACGAGGGTTAGATAGGTTGTCGGTGTGGTTCATCTTGACCTCAACCCAAACCTTATCAACAGGCTTGTTATTAAATTTGACTATCTTAACATCCGACAAGGCGGTATCGGCAGTCGGTCTAATAGCCGTAACTCCCTTAACAGAGTTGATGGCTTTGGCGATATTGGCTTCAAATAGATCGGATGCGGCGCTCATATGATACTCCTTTCCTCTATTTATAACTATCATAAATAGTAAGTCAATAATATTTTGAGGCACCATGAAAAGATTTTCACAGTATCTAACAGAAGCAGCCGCAGAGAAAGACCGTCACCTCACACATATTGAGGATGCGGTATTGGAGGGTGGTGTCGCTGGCACCCGTAACGCCATAGAGTTTCTCCGTTCTCTCCGTGATATGTTTGCTGATGACGGCCAGACACTATCAGAGGCCCGTGGTTCTCTCATTCTAAGAACCAAGTTCGACGGTGCGCCTGCTATCTATGCTGGTATCAATCCTGAAAATGGAAAGTTCTTTGTTGGTTCTAAATCTATCTTTGCCAAGAATGCCAAGCTAAACTATACCGAAGCTGATGTTCGTGCTAACCATGTCGGTGGCCTGGCTGATAAGCTATCGGCTGCCTTGAAATATCTACCAGAACTTGGTATCACCGGTATCGTTCATGGTGACTTTATGTTTTCTCATAATGAACTAAAGTCAGAGACCATCGACGGTAAGAAGTATATCACATTCCGTCCAAACACCATCACCTATGCCGTACCAGCCAATAGTGCCTTGGCTCGTCAGGTTCTTTCAGCCAAGATCGGTATTGTATTTCATACCACATACCATGGCAAGACCATGGACACTCTACAGACACACTTTGATATCAATGTCAATAACTTTAGACCATCTAAGAATGTCTGGTATCGTTCTAACAAGTTCACCGATGTTACTGGTCGTGCTACTCTCACCAAGTCAGAGAACGATAAACTAACCAAGATACTTTCACAGACTGGTTCGACATTCAGAACCATCCCAGCATCAACTCTAAACTTTATTGCTACCAACGAAACATACCGTATTCATATCATGTCATTCTATAATCAGAAAGTCCGTGCTGGTGAGCATATGGGCGCTGGCCATACGGCCGCTTTGATTAAATGGGTGGGAGATAAATACCAAAAGGGTATTGACGAGGCCAAGATGCCAGCCACTAAAGCCAAGCGAAAGGCTGAGCGTGACACGGTATTGAGATGGTATCGTCAAAATGCTGGTGATCTCAAAAAGATATTCCAGCTACAGAACCTATTGATAGATGCCAAGATGATGCTGATTGCTAAGTTCAATCAGGTCAATGATCTTGGTACATTCTTACATACCGCCGATGGTGGATACAAGGTGACCACTCCAGAAGGATATGTGGCTGCTTGGTCTACTGGTGGTGATGCTGTCAAGTTAGTAGACCGTCTGGAGTTTAGCCGTGCTAACTTCCTGGCGGTGAAGAATTGGGGCAAGTAATGTCTAAGATCAAAGAACATTGTGGCTGCGACAAAGGCCACCCTGAAATAAAGCCAGTTCCCGTGGTGAAAACGATCAGAAAGATCGTCAAGAAGGCTCGGGAGAAGGATAAATATAAATAATATTAACATACCGCAGAGGTAAGATGAAAAAAGTAGTATTCACATTCGGCCGTTATAATCCACCTACCAAGGGCCACGCAGAACTAATCACATATGCGGTAAAGTATGCCCACCAGCACGGTGCGGAACATCGCATTTACACCTCCCAGTCACACGACCCAGCCAAGAATCCTCTATCGGCTGCCCAGAAAATCAGATTCCTTCGTATGATATTCCCTGGTGTCAATTTCGTGGCCGACCGTTCAGCTATCACCGCTTTTGCTATTGCCAGAAAGCTGGCCGATGAAGGTTACGAGGATGTGACATTCGTGGTCGGTGATGACCGTGTAGCAGATTTTAGAACCCAGCTTGGTAAGTATGTCAAGCCCAAGACTGCCAAAGACTTCGATCCAAAGAAGCATTATCCATTCAAAAAGTTTCAGGTCATTTCATCTGGTGCCCGTAAGAAGGGTATTTCAGGTACAGACCTACGTGCGGCTGTTCGCAAGGGTGACTTTGCTACATTCGCCAAGGCATCCGCTGCCACTGATAAGACACTGGCCAGAAAGATATTTGATACCACCAGAGCCCAGCTAAATGAACATATGATTAACGAGGAGATGGGTCGTAAAGAGTTTACCGATCATCTCAACTCATTCGTTGATTTTTGCTGTGGTAAACTGGGTATTGAAGGTAAGCCAACCCTCAAGTTCAAAGAGCCTGACGATCAAGGTGAGCAACCATCATTTGCTGCCTATGCACCAGGTTCCAAAGAAGTCATGGTAATGTCCAAGAACCGTCATCCAATGGATATCTTCCGTTCGGTTGCTCATGAGTTGGTACACCATAAACAGAACGAAGAAGGTCGTATTGGTAAAGATGTGGCCAAAGAAGGTGCTACTGGCTCTGATATTGAGAACGAGGCCAACTCCCGTGCCGGTGAACTAATGCGCTGGTATGGTAAAGCCAACCCACATTGCTTTGGTATGTCATATGTCAAAGAGAGCAAGGCTATCGTCATGGGCGGTGTGCCTGGTTCTGGTAAAGATAGAATCCTTAAAGAGGCTATTCTACCACACGGATTTAGAGAGATTCCTGACTCCACATTCACCGTCGAAGATTGTACCGGTGAAAATCTGGTAGTCAATGGCACCATGTCAAATGTAGAAACCACCAGACGCATTAAGAATATTCTTGAAGGTGCTGGCTACGATACTATTATGGTGTTTGTCAATACCTCTAATGAAGTATCAAAGCAGCGTAACGAGGCTCGTGCTGAAACTGGTGGTCGTGTGATTGAGGAAGCCAGACGTTTCACCAAGTGGAAGTCAGCACAAGATAACCTTGATCGTTTTGATGAGATGTTTGGATCAGTCATCGTGGTTCAGAATGACCTCAATCTAAACGAGTCGGTTGATGTTATTCAAAAGACCCATGAGAAGCTAATCGAGTTTGTCTCCGAAGATATCCGTAAGTTTGTTCTATCACCTACCGATAAACAGTTTGAGCGTATGTTGGAAGGTTATTCTGACTTTGGTCCGCAACCCAAGAACAATCCGGTTGGTGGTGCTGGTAACTGGGGCACCTCTAAACTTACCGATCGATATAAGAACGATACACCAGGCCAGTTCCCTGGCGGCAATATGCCTATGGGTTACTTTCAGCAAAAGAAGCCAAAGGTCAAGGTATTCGGAAATCTACCCAAGTTTGGTGACAGACTTGGTGCTACCTATACCTCTGCCAAGAATCCATCATTCGTTGGTGATATCACCAGTGATCAGAATGTATTCTTGCCAAGTGAACCAATGTCCAAGTGGTCAGCTATTGACCGTTGGATGATGAAAGAAGAAACTCGCAAGAGATTCAAAGCAAAGTATGGAAAACTTGCTGAACAAAAGATACAAGAGACCGCAGAGAAACTACGCAATGAAGGTTTGTGGGATGCCTCCGCATCATCTGGATTTACAGGTGCTACACCAAATGCTGGTAATGCATCTGACGATGGAAGACCTGATATAAACGCAGAGTTTGAAAAGATGGCTATTATGAAGCCTAAGAAAAAGCTAAATACCAAGAATCAATCCTAATTTAATCAAAAAGGAACCAAAAATGTTTAATAACCCATTTCTAAAGAAGGACCCTCTATTAGAGGCTGTCAAGACTGCCCAGGCCGATGGCGCCACCCGCCGTGCTGCCGTTGCTATGGTCAATGAGGAGTTTGGTGTATATTCACGCAATGCAGTCGTTCGTGAAAACCTTGCTGCCTACGATGCCCGTATTGAAGAAACCTATAAGGCTCTTAAAGAAGGCAATAAAGAGAATAAAGAAAAGAAGAAAGAGCATGAAGAAAAGACTGGCATGGAGCACATCAAAAAGATGGGCGGCTTCCCAGGTCAATCACTAAAAAGAACCGCTCGTGAACTAACAAAAGAAGGCTGGGAAGGCTCTAAGGAAGATAGAGACGAAGATGCCAAACTTGCTAAGAAGCATGGCATGACCATGAAACAGTGGGAAAAGTCTGCTGCTGATAAGAAGCATGACGCCAAAGAAAAGAAGATGGACGAAGCCAAGAAGGCCGACAAGGACTATGACCGTGACGGCAAGATTGAGTCGCCAAAAGACGAAGTTTGGGGTTCTCGCTTCCGTGCTGCTAAGATGGCTGGCAAGATGGAAGAAGAACAGATTGATGAACTATCAAAAGACACTCTACAATCCTATGTCGATAAGTCTTATGATAGATATCATGGATATGCCCAACCAAAGGAAAGAAAAGGTAAGAGAATGGCAGGTCGCACCCTGGCCGTAACAAAAATGGGCCACGGTATTAAAGGACTCCACAAAGAACCTAAGGTTATGGCAAAAGAAGAAACCGATTACTCTGCACAGGATCGTGCGCCAGTAACCAAGTCTGCTCCTAAGGAAGATCCATCAACACCAAAGTCATATCCAGGTGCTGCATCTTCACTAACTGCTGGCAACCCAACTTCACAGCGCATGTCAAACGCTAAGGCTGCTGTTTCTCCTATTAAGGAAGCACAGATTGACGAGATTTCAAAAGAATTAGCTGGTAAGTATATCAAGCACGCCGATTACAAGCGTTCTGAATCTTCTTTCCAGTCTGGTAAAGTATATGGCAAGGAACTTGCTACAAAGAAAAGAACAAAGCAGGACGTTGAAACAGCCCGTAAGCATAATCGTGATTCCTTCAAGCGTGAAAAGGGTGTCAACATGGCTGTTAATAAACTAACAGGTCGTGCTAAGGTTCAAGCTAATGAAGCAATGATGGAGTCCATCAAGGCTAAACTTGCTAAAAAGTATGTAAAGGAAGACCAGTCTTTCTAAACGCACAGGCAACTGGTAAGTCGGTAAACGAAGCTGAGGATACTGGAGTAATAGCAAGAAGAAACATCCGTCAAGGATCTAAAAACACTCTTGCTAATATATTACAAGGTAAGATTGGTGCTGCTTTTAAAAGCGCCGGACAGTTTGCTTCCGGTATTGGACAAGGTACATCACATGCAGCCGGTGTCATTAGAGACTATGGTAATGCTGCTGGTAAGGCTCTTGAAGAACCTACATCAGCAACAGCGGCACCAGCTGATAAACCTTCTGCATCTGTTTCAGTAGCTAAGCCAGCGGCAGTATCGACACCTACTGCTGCTCCGGCAACAAGCACCCCGGTACCAGCACCAGTAGCGGCAAAAACATCCGCTCCTGTTGCCAAGCCGATGGCAGCCGCTGCTACTAAACCAGTTGCGCCGGCCGCTAAGCCTGTGGCACCACCGATGCAGGGAAAGAATTTACAATCCACAATCTCTAACATTGCTAAGTCAAACAAGATTGCGAATGTAAATAAAATCTATGCAGGTAAGACTCTCGACCTTGGCACCGGTAGTAAATATACTATTCAGAAAGGTGATACTCTAACCAAGATTGCCAAGAATTTGGGAACCGGTAGTCAAGCTGCTGCACCAAAATCATCTGTGGCATCTAACAATGCTGATATTGCTACACAGGTTGCAAAAACACCTCTTGCAAAACCTGAAAGTGTGGCAACCAGCACCGGTATGAAATCTACAAATATAAATGATATGAACAAAAGTGTAAACATGAGTCCTAAAACATCTGGAGCACCTACTACATTCCAGAATACTGCACCATCTCCGGCAAAAAATCCTGATCTGGGATCAGCAAGCGCTATGGCAGCCGATGTTGAAAAGAAAAAGGCAGAAGGACCTGCAAAGACTCCTACTGTCCGTCCTATGCAGGAATGCGTCCAAGTTGGTGACAATAAATACAGGATCGTATAATGGTACATAGACCAGATATTAAGAGTGTTTTTGGACCTAACAAATTGGTCCCGAATGATAGACAAGCCTCTCGTAAAGCGGTAGGCAATCAAAATCTAACACCGGGACGATATAATGTGAATGAAGAAGTAAAGGATGGCACACAGCGAGCCATTCAAAAAGCACAAGATGTAAAGAAACATAGGGGTGATATCGTAGTGATTGATCCCGTCAAGCCGGATGCAATCGGCCAAACTTATAACTAAGAAGGAAAACTAAAATGCCACTATGGGGTAATTACGACAACGCAGCCAATTCAGACATTGGCGTGCTAATGCAGGTTAATCAGTCTGCGGCTAACACCACAGCAAGAGACCTACTATTCAATAACACAACCGCTAACACAGTTGTAAAGAGCGCCAAGGGTGCCGGTAACGTAGTTGTTGGTCAGTTCTTTGCTAACACTGCCGAAATGCAAGCGGCCCAGGCTTCACCAGGTGGCGCACATCCACAACATGCTGGCTGGGTTCTTCGTCACGAAGGCCGTGGTCTAAAGGCTGGTCGTGTATGGTACGAAACACTTGTAGCTATGGGTTCATCAAAGAGCGATGCTTCCGATGATACATACTTTCCAGATTATGCTATCGTCATTTCATCAAATGCTTCAAGCAACACACTATCAACCAGAGCAAACGTCAACTTTACTGTTTCTGCTACCACTGTTCCAACTGGTGGTACTCTACAGTATTTCTGGCAGAAGAACGACAATGGTTGGGCAAACGTTGCCAACACCAATGGTACATATACCAACAATACATCACCAACATTCACTGCCAACAATGCTCTTGCAAACGGCAATGTGTTCCGTGTAATGATCATGACCGCTGGTGGCAATACAGTCTACTCAAGCAACGCTACAATCAGCTACGTAGTCTAAGGAGTCACTAAATGAAAAACTTTCGTGACTTTCTAAAAGAAGAGGTTCTGCCAACAGTCCAAGTGGCTGATGGCGGCCTCGATATCAGTAAGCCGGCCGTTCGTGCTGCTATTAACGCTGCTATCGCTGGTGTGGTTTCACAGCCAGCGGTAACTCCTTATGTTGTGTTCAATAGACTTTCAAAGCTACTTGCACAGTACCACATCGTTCTACCTAAGAGATTCCTTGAAGGTGATAAGGGTGTTGAGGTATTCGAGGTTAAGCAGTTTGGTCACAAGATGGGTATGACCGACTCTGGTGAGTTTGTCAATGAGGTTCCATCAACTCATTACCTATTCTTGCAGTATGGTATTCTATCTCCAATGGGCATTACATATGCTAAGCCAGTTGTTGGTGGTATGTTCCGTGTTACTGCTAGACTAGTTGATAAGGATGAACTTGACAAGCTACTGGACATGGCTGAAATCACCATGTCAGAGGAAGCCGAGGTTCGTCAGATGGCAGCTAAGGCAATGGCACCAAAAGAGCCAATGCATGATATCACTTCCGATGAAAAGAAGAAGGGTAACAAGGAAGCAGTTGCTACCTCTGAAAAGGATCTAAACGAAGTTTCACTTGGCAAACTTGTAAGATATCGTCGTGGTGCTGAACAAGAAGTTGGTGATATCAAGCATTTCAAGAAGAATCCAGGTCAATATCCTGCGGCCACTTCTGATGACAAGAAAAGAGCCGAGCGAAGCGAAAAGACCCGTGAAGCAGGCATTAAACTTGCTGATAAGAAGATGAAAGGCAAGGCCAAAGTCAATGCTTCTATGCCTAAGACTCCTTACATGGAAGAAGAAAAAGGTCCATGTTGGAAGGGTTATGAAATGGTTGGTATGAAGAAGAAGGCAGGCAAGCCTGTTCCTAATTGTGTGCCAGTCAAAGAAGAACAGATTGATGAAAAGGCTCCTCCAGGTGCTAAGTATGAAAGAATGGTCAAGCACATCAAAGACAAATTTTCTAAGAACGGTCTAACCGCCAAGGAAAAGTCAATCGCTTACGCTACAGCATGGAAAGCCAAGAACCGTGAAAAGGGTGAGTGATCACTTAGAGAAAAGCAGAACAACATACACGGCTCACCTCAAATGGGCCGTGTATTCTGGCTTCTATCTGATATATCTCGGTATTGCTTCTATTATACATGGCATTGTTCCTTCATGGTTTGAGGGAACAACCGCCAAGGCCATCATCAAGTTATTCTATCAGCACCTATACAATCACCCAAACAAAGACTACCAATACAAGATCATGAAGGAAATGAAAAAAGCAAAGCGTAAGTAATGTTTGATCTAAACGATGAATCCTTTTTGATCTATGCTGCCAAGTATTATGATCGTCCTCATATGCTCCAATCGGAGTTTGAGGAAGATATCAACCGCTTAAAGTATGTCAAAAGGCTTTTGAGAAAGTATAGACAAACCGGTGAGTTCAAAGAACGTCTAATTCTAAATCATGTCATCATCCTTGCCAATGTCTTTGGTGTAGAAGCTGCTACCAATATGCTGTTCTTCAAGATTGATGAAGAAGATTACCCCATACTCAAAACAATTTTAATATATCTTAACTACTTACCTGCACATCTAAAAGTCACGTTTCATAAATACTACGTCAGACAGGAAGAGATACCTGTGGACTTAAAGATAGCAAAAATATTGAGGACGATATGATCAAAGAAGATGCTCCTGTAAACAACGTAGGATCAGGCAATATACCTGGTGCCGGCGTGGCTGCTGCTGGTAAGCCAGCAAACTTTGGCGATGCTATCGTCAGTTCTGGTGCTGCTAAACAATGGAAGAAACAAAACGCCATGTTTCGCAGAAAGAAGCCTATTATGGAAGAAACATTTGCTGGTGCCACAGTGTTTGAAGTAAACTCAAAACTATTTCATTCTCTAACATTGGCAAAGCGCAAGGGTAAGCATTGGCGCACATACTTAGAGGAAGATGATTGTTACGCTGAAATCCGTGAGTGGGCTATCAAGAACCCTAAGAGTAAGATTGTAGTTCGCAATGAATCCACTGGTGAAATGCGTTATATCAGATATTGAGAACAATCATGGCTATCTTGTTTATAGGGCAGGAAATAAAAAGAACGAGATTGTTCAGACAAATAGCCGTGATCAATAACGGGTTAAACCTCCCTAAGACCCTGCAAACGAGGGAGGCAAGAAAGGATTGGAACTAACAATGTCAGACAAAGACACCAACGAATTTGAAAATGCTGTTGGTGCTGCCGTAACGAAACTGCCACCTGTAATAACCACCATACTTGCTGTAGGTGGACTGGTAGCGGCTTACTTCATGACAATAGGCGAGTTCAAAGTTAAGGACATGGAAATCCAACAGAAGGTCATTTACCTTGAACAGAAGGTAGACCACATAGAAGAAACAATGGATTCCATTAAATCTAAACTTGATGCTCGTGTTCCTGTTGTTGATGCTGATAGACAAGACTTGAGGAAGGAAATTGATAGCCTCAAGCAAGTTATCCAGGAAATGAAACCTTTACTTAAAAGATAACACTTGACATAGTGTCGAGTGAATGATATAGTCTGTGTTCATTATGTCCAGGTGAATTATGTCGGTATACATTGATAAGAAATACATATCTCTCCTCGCTCCTAAACTGGCAATGTTCAAGCAGCGGGGAGAGTTTTTATGGAACTTTAGATGCCCTGTCTGCGGTGACTCGCAGAAGGATAAGATCAAGGCAAGAGGATACATTTACAAGCGCAAAGAAAACTTTGGCTTTATGTGTCACAATTGCGGATCAACAATGAAACTGAATAAGTTTATCAAGTATGTTGATCCTGCATTGTATAACGAATACCAGTTAGAAACATTCGTTAAGGCTAATACGGAACCTAAGGTTGATGTTAAACAGTTTGTCACCAGACCTGTCTTTAACATTCCTGTTCCGCCGCCGAGAATAGTGTCAACAAATAACAACTTCTATGAACTAGATGGCATTGTTCCTTGTCATGTGTTGGAGCCAAAGAATCCTGCGAAAAGGTATCTGAAAGAGAGACAGGTTCCTCTTGAAAAACTATTCTACACGGATGACTTTGCACAGTTTGTTAAGACATACTTTCCAAATGTGGACAAGCAACTATATAAAGAAGCAAGGATTGTAATACCCTTCTTCAATAAGGATGGATTCCTAATCGGCGTTCAAGGTCGTGCGATTGGCCCATCTAAGATCAAATACATAACGATTAAGATAGATGACAGTGTTCCTAAAATTTTTGGTTGGGATAGATTGGATCCATTGCAAACTGTGTATGTGGTTGAGGGACCAATCGATTCTCTTTTCCTTACTAATAGCGTGGCTACTATGGATGCAGCATTATATACTGCTCCTGGCATCATAGGTCTTGACAAAGATTATGTTTTTGTATATGATAATGAACCTCGTAACAAACAGATAGTGTCCAATATGCGGAAGACTGTTGAAATGGGTCGGAAAGTATGTGTCTGGCCAGATACTATTCAATACAAAGACATTAATGAAATGGTGATGGGCGGAATGCATCCAAGTGAAATCCAACACATCATAGATAGGAACACATACGAAGGACTGATGGCGACTATGAAAATGAACCAGTGGGAGAAACTATGAACGACGCTAAGATTATTGCAGTAACACAGCCGCTTATTGAATCGTATAAAGATTTGGCTAATAATCCTGTCTATATGACACCCAATGAGTTTATCGCATACACCGCACGAGTATCAAATCCATCCAATCAGCATAACACACTAACATCAGAAAAACTCCTAAAGTATCTAATCGAACATAAGCATTGGTCACCTTTTGAAATGGTTTCTATCACAATGGAAATCAATACAACTCGTGATATCTCTCACCAGATCATTCGCCATCGTTCATTCTCATTCCAAGAGTTTAGCCAGCGTTATGCCGATCCTACTAAGGACATGTCGTTTGTAACGAGAGAGGCAAGACTACAGGACGCCAAGAACCGTCAGAATAGTATTGAGGTTGATGATTTTCAACTACAGAATAAATGGGAATTACAACAACAATGGGTAATAGATCGTGCGAATTTAGCATATCAATGGGCTATCAAATATGGCATAGCAAAGGAACAAGCCAGAGCAATTCTACCAGAAGGTCTAACCACAACCCGTCTATATATGTCAGGGACGCTTAGGAGTTGGATACATTTTGTCGATGTAAGGGCAGAACAGGGAACTCAAAAAGAGCATAGATTGGTAGCAGAGTCAGCAAGAGAAGAAATACTAAAACACTTTCCTTCTCTACAAGATTACTGGTTTCCTGAACCAATCAAAATGGAGCGTTTGGGTGAAGAATTTGAGAAAGTTCTTTACGATAACCTAGATGATTTATATGTGACGGACGAGAAGAAACCTTGGTGGAAGTTCTGGTAAAAGTGAAAGATTACTAAATAGATGTGTAGGCCACGGTTGGGGAACCCGCCTACTCTAACGCTTTAGGGAGCGCCAGCATGTCTATTTATAATCAATCCTATTACATCTACGCCTATATCAGGCAAGACGGAACTCCATACTATATCGGTATGGGTCAAGGTCGCCGTGCTTGGGAGAAGAAGGCACACAACCGTCATAACATAGCGGTACCACCAGACAAAGAACGCATAGTGATTATGGAGAACAATCTATCACAGGTAGGTGCCATAGCATTAGAAAGATTCTATATTAGATGGTATGGTAAAAAGTGCGATGGAGGAATACTAAAGAATGTTGCTGACGGTGGAGAAAGTGGTTGTACCGGATACAAGTTTAGTGAGGAACAACTACGAGTCCGTGGTGAAGCAATAAGTAAAGGTAAAACGGGCAAGAAAACTGGCCCACAATCAAAAGAGTTGATAGAGAAAAGAGCAAAGGCCATTTCTTTAGCACAGATGGGTAAAAAGAGACCACGAAAGATTTGTCCTGTATGTGGTGCTAATCTTGACCCAATGAACTATAGTAAGCATGGCCATGGAAAACAATGTAAGAGGAAGCATAATGGACAGTTTATATCAGGAATTTATCTATAAGAGCAGATACTCACGCTATCTGCCAGAACAAAATCGCCGTGAGAATTGGGAAGAGACTATCAATCGTTATCTTGACTTTATGGAATCACACCTAAAGGACAAGTATGGTTATAATATGTTCTCTATGCGTGATCGTCTATTCAATGCTATTCATGACATGAAGGTTATGCCTTCCATGAGAGCATTGATGACATCTGGTAAGGCACTTGAACGTGATAACACTTGTGGTTATAACTGTTCATTCCTACCTATCGATGATCCAAAGGCTTTTGACGAAGCCATGTTTATTCTTCTATGTGGTACTGGTGTTGGTTTCTCTGTTGAACGTCAGTTCATCAATCAACTACCAGAGATTCCAGAGAAAATGTTTGATTCTGAAACTATCATATCTGTCCGTGATAGTAAGGAAGGATGGGCCAAGGCTTTGCGTATGCTTATCGCATTGCTATACACGGGTGAGATTCCCAAGTGGGATCTGACAAAGGTTCGACCAGCAGGTGCTCCTCTAAAGACATTTGGTGGTCGTTCGTCAGGTCCTGGCCCGCTTTCAGAATTGTTTAAGTTTGTTGTTAAGATGTTTAAGAACGCACATGGTCGTCGTCTAACATCATTAGAATGTCATGACATTATGTGTAAGATTGGTGAAGTGGTTGTAGTTGGTGGCGTTCGCCGTTCAGCAATGATTTCACTTTCTAATTTATCAGATGACCGTATGCGTCATGCTAAAGCAGGTGCTTGGTGGGAAGCAAATCCACAGCGAGCCCTATCAAACAATAGTGCTGTGTATAATGAGAAGCCAGAAGTTGGTACATTCATGCAAGAATGGGTTTCACTATACGAAAGCAAATCAGGAGAGAGAGGTTTATTCAGTCGTGAAGCATGTCAGAAAATCGCAAAACGAAACGGAAGAAGAAATGCTGACCAGTTATTCGGCACCAATCCGTGTAGTGAAATTATCCTTAGACCGTATGGATTTTGTAACCTTACCGAGGTGGTTATCAGAGCCACAGACACTATCGAACAGATTAAGGAAAAGATTGAGATTGCTACTATTCTCGGTACTTTCCAATCTACTCTCACTGATTTCCCGTATCTAAGAAAGATTTGGGTTAAGAACGCCGAAGAAGAAAGGCTACTTGGTGTTTCTCTTACAGGCATCTATGACTCCAAGTTGTTTAACAATCCAGAAGATAAGAATATAAAGGAGAGACTAAGTGAACTCCGTGATCATGCGATCAACACCAATGCTAACCTCGCCGACACACTCGGCATCAACGCAGCAGCAGCCATCACCTGTGTTAAGCCATCAGGAACAGTCTCACAACTCTGTGACTCCGCTTCTGGCATTCATCCTCGCCATTCCAATTATTATATCCGTCGTGTGCGTGGTGATAACAAGGATCCTCTCACCCAATTCATGAAGGACAAAGGTGTACCATGGGAGCCTGACGTTATGAAGCCAGAATCCACAACTGTATTCTCTTTCCCAATGAAAGCACCAAAGGGTGCAGTTGTAAGAGACGATATTGACGCAATCAAGCATCTTGAACTATGGGCTATCTATCAGGAAGCATGGTGTGAGCATAAGCCATCAGTCACCATTAACGTCAAAGAAAACGAATGGATGAAAGTTGGTGCGTGGGTGTATGATCACTTTGACGAAATGTCTGGTGTATCATTCTTGCCTCATGATGGTGGTTCATATCGTCAGGCTCCATACGAGGAAATCACACAAGACTTGTATGAAGCAATGCTACCAACAATTCCAGAACATCTTGATTGGGACACATTGATTGAAATGGATGACAATGTTGAAGGTGTTCAAACATTAGCATGTACCGCAGGAGGTTGTGAAATATGAGAAAGATTATCGTAATGATGGCGATGCTGGCTTCCATGCCAGCGTTCGCCGAAACCAATATCACTATTAGCAAGTCTCACCAGTTGATGCAGGTTGATAGTGATTATGGCTCGTATCAGTGGCGAGTCTCAACCGCCCGCAAAGGTTATTATACTCCCACTGGTACTTTCCATCCTTATTCCCTTCAACTAATGCACTACTCAAAGAAATACGACAATGCCCCTATGCCTCATTCTATCTTTTTTAGCGGTGGTTATGCTATTCACGCTACGCCTCATGTGGGTAATCTGGGTCGTCCTGCTTCTCATGGTTGTGTCCGTTTGTCGCCTAGTAATGCGGCTACGCTCTATAGCATTGTAAAGCAGGATTCAGACACAACGATAAGGATTGTACCATGATAAAGACTTGGAAAGGAATGGACCTCAACTATGTTAGCAAAGACGTTGCTAACCGTTTCTTCGGTGACATTATCAATATGTCAAGAGAAGAACTTGTAAAGCAGATTGTGGAATCACCCATATATAATCTTCTTCCTAAAGAGGATGCTGAAAAACTCAAGTATGAGAATGTGATTGAATTTCTTGATGCGAAGAAGAAACTGGAAGAAGCACAATGAACCTATTTCAACTCGGTAAGTTTACCTCACATGCTGGCAATGAACTTGATTGGAAAATTGAGTGTGACGCACTCACTGACGATGACTGGGAATGTCTTGCTAAGATGATTAGCGAAAAGACAGAGTTTGGTTCTGTCTATGGCATTCCTCGTGGTGGCACCAAACTTGCTAATGCATTAGAAAAGTATAAGACACCAGGCAGTATCATTCATCTTGTAGTAGATGATGTATGGACAACCGGCAAATCAATGCGTGAAGTAATGAAGAAAGGTGACCTTGGCTTTGTTGTCTTTGCTCGTCAGAAGATTCCATTTGAACCTGATACTTACACTCGTGCGCTATTCACCATGGAAGTTTTATGAATGAACTGGATGAAATTCTACATGAACAACTACACAATGCCAGGCACATAGCTAAGAAGATGAGGAAAGCAAGGAAGGTGATGGGTCCTGATCCTTACTTGCTTTCTTGTCAGCAAATGAATGAAAAGAGAATACAATATTTTGAGACTATGATTAGTGAAAAGACCCTGTTACAAAAGAAGTATAAACGAAAGAAGAAAGAAAAAAATCCAGACATACTGGCTAGGAGTACCTCTTATGAGTGGTATAGAAATTTTATGGTAGTGTCCAATATTGGATATAAAATGATGATTGAATCGTTCCAAGCCTATATGTCTTACTTTAGAAAGGACAAAGAGTAATGGCCGGAGAACGAGCAGCCATATTTGGACAGTTTATAGAACTCTTATCAGAGAGCGACATTGATGCCGAGAATAGGCAAGCAATGTATGATATACTATTAGAGGTTCTAGAGGAGTTTGAGATTAAAGGTATTGACGGTTATCTTAACATCGATCCGTCGTTTGATGAAGCCTATAATGAAAAGTATCCGCCTGAATTAGACGAATACGAAGAATAACTATATAGGTCTATGACATGGACTTATCAAAACGAACCACTTACTGAAATTCCAGAGGGCTATCAAGCCTTCGTATATGTTATCACCTGTGTTCCCACGGGTCGAAAGTATATCGGGAAGAAACTATTCAAGTTTACTCGCTCTACCAAAAAGAAAGGTAAGCGTGTTAAGAAACAGGTCGACTCCGATTGGTTAGATTATTATGGCAGCAATAAAGAACTTTTACACCACGTGGAAATCTTCGGCAAGGAGAAGTTCACACGAGAGGTCATCCGTTTATGTAAGAGCAAAGGCGAAGCGTCGTATTATGAAGCGAAGGAACAATTTGATCGGGATGCGTTGCTTTCGGAAAACTATTACAACTCGTGGATCATGGTCCGAGTGAGGAAGTCACACGTTAAGAAATGAAACATCTTATCTTGACATTCCTGATATTAGGTGTTATGATAACGCCACATAAAGTAGAAAAGAAACATACCTACCGCACCATCTTCGACTATGATCCTAACAAGCAAGAGTTGATTGAACTTTGCTGCCCACGCAAACCAGATCCTCTATCACCAATGCAACACTTGCCACACCCACAGACTTTCTAAATGGAGATATCATGATTACAGTGTATTCAAAAGATCAATGCGTATTCTGCGACAAAGCAATCACCCTTCTAAAACTAAAAGCCAAGGATCATGTTGTCTATAAGTTAGGCAAGGACTTTGACCGAGACACGATTTTGGAAATGTTTCCAGACGCTAGAACTTTTCCTATTATCACTATTGACAAAGAGTTCATTGGCGGCTATAATGAGTTGGAGAAAATGATCAATGAAGGAAAACTCAAATGATCGATAAGTATGGATTAAAGGAAGACCTTAAGAACGGAGTTGTTACCGTGGTATTTGAGAAGACTGATGGAACGGAACGGACCATGCGGGCTACTCTTTCCGATCTATATGTTCCGCAAGTGGAACCTGTCATGCTATCAGAGTATGACGGACAAGTTCCAAAGACTGGTCGCCAGTTGAATGATAATGTCCAGTCAGTATGGGATATTGATGCCGGTGGTTGGCGTTCATTCCGTATCGATTCAGTAAAACAACTATTGAAGGAGTAGTAATGGCCCATCCACACAAGAACCGACCTCGCAAGGGTCGTCGTAAGATTGGTTCAACTAAGCGTAAAGCCCGTCGTCTCAAAGGAAAGAAGAAGTAAATGCCTATTAACTTACCCGGTAGAACAAAGGATGAGGACAACAAAATGCAGAATGTTCGTGTGATCAATCTCGGTCCTTCACAGGCTCCGATTAACTTTATGGATGGCCTTGCTCTTTTGTTGATCGGTCTACGATTGACCGGGCATCTTGAAACTTGGACTTGGTTAGAGGTTCTCGCACCTCTTTGGGGTCCTTTCATGGTTCACTGGTTCATTAAGCTGGTCGTCCATACCTTCTTTGCCGATGATGAGGATGAAGAATAATGTCAGCCGATAATGGTATCTACATTTTCCTAACCGAAACTGAGAAAGGCCCGGAATACCGGGTCTCTCTTGCCACGGCCATCGATAACATCTATGGTGAGTGGAATGACAAAACTGCTAAATATAATGGAGACATCCAGGCGATTGTTTCCACGTTTGGTGAGTCAGAGGTCTTTTATACCCTAAACGAGGCTCTTGACTTTGCTGAACATATAGAGAATGATATTGGCTATACGGAGGATGGAATCTGTGTGATCAGTGATTTTAAGGATCACGGTCACATCTTTACCTGAGAGGGAAAATGGCGCAGATCAAGATTTACGGATCAGCTAAAAAGATGGAAAAGCGTGAAATCAAAGAGGCGTCGATATTCTTTTGTGATAACCTACTGGGCAAAAGGCTTAGTAAGTATGTCCTTGTGAAGGTAAGATTGCGTAAGAACTTCTACAAAAACACCAAGTGTTTCGGCATGGCTACATGGACTGATATCGATGCCAAGAACCATAATCATCGGGAGTTTGAGGTAGAGATAGAGTCCGATTTGGGTCCTGTCTATCTACTAAGAACATTGGCACACGAGTTAGTCCATGTTAAGCAGTATGCCCGTAAAGAGTTGGTTGATATGTGTTCGGGTAACTATCAAATGTGGAACAAGGTAATGTATAACGAGAACATTGTAGGCTATAAGAACCTACCATGGGAAAAAGAAGCTATCGAAAGAGAGAAAGAGTTATACGTTCTTTGGAGACAACACCAGCTTAGATCATGACTTATGACCCACACTCAAATGAATGGCTTCTGAATAGATTTGAAATCTATAAGGACCTTCGTGCAAGGGATAGAGCCTACTGGTGTGAAAAGTATGGCGTGTATGTCATCACACGTTATGATGATGTTTTCTATGTCCTTAATAATCCCAAAATCTTTTCATCAGCCAAAGGTAACTTGCTTATTGAGAATGGTGAAAGGTTTGGTAAGACGTTAGGTGCCTCTGACAATCCTGTCCATAAAGAGTATAAAGACATTGTTCTACCAGCCTTTGGTAAAGAACATATGAAAAGGCTTTCGGACTCCTTTACCGAGAAGGCAACCGAACTACTATCAAACAAAGATATCATTAACATTTCAGAAGTGACGGAAGAATTGAGTGCCTGGTTCTCAACTGAAATGTTAAACTCACCATTAGACAAAGAAGAAGCCAACCAACTAACACTACATACACACAGGCACCACCCGCTTGTATCAGTAGAACATCCAGATCCAAATGCAGATGAAAAGTTTAGACCATTATTTGCTCGTGCTAATATGAGAGCATCATCAGGACCTGGAGTGTTTAACGAATACATCAATAACAATCCAAAACGATTACAAGTTCCTGCTTTGATACTGGGACCAATGATGACTGGACCTGGTTCAACTGGCGGCGCCTTGCAGTATCTAACATTGGATCTATTCTATGAGAACAAGTTAGATGAGGTTCTAAACGATAGATCCCTTATACCACAGGCTGTTAATGAGTCACTCCGCTTTCGTGCGGCAGTTGGCAGATTTACCAGAACTGTTACAGAGAACGTTATACTACACGACACATTCTTGAAACCTGGTGATAGAGTTGCTATATGTTTGGAGTCTGCTAATCGTGATCCAGATAGATGGCATAACCCTGATGAGTTCCTTATCCAAAGGACGGATAAGACGAAACATTTGGCGTGGGGACACGGAACACATGTCTGTATTGCCCTTGCTCAATCAAAGGAAATGTTACGCATATACCTGAAAGTCTTGTTAGAACAAGTAGGTAAGTATGAAATCCTTACCAAGCCGGAAGACCTAAAATATGTCTTGATGTTTGGCGGGAATATTAGTATAATGTCTAATATCATCCTGAGGAAACTATGACAAAGGAAAAGAAAGTGAAAAGCGCAACCGTAAGACGCCCACAGTTTGCGGATGAAAAGTATCTTGGTTCTGAACCCACAGTAACCGAGGACGCCACACAGTCTGAACTGGCCACTACTTATAACTGGTTCAACTATTTTTACACAAGTGAAGATGCTAAGAAATTTACTATCTCTTACCTCAAGAGTATCAAATATGATAAAGAGATTATTAGAAAACTGGATAGCGTCAAAGCAATCGACCTACACAACATCGGCTGGAACTGCCGGCTACTACACAACGGTGGAACTTTGCCGACTGGCACATGGAATAGCATTGAGACAAAGATTAGAAGCCTCACGAAAGATGTTGTGGAAGAAACGCAAGATGCGGAAGAACCTGTTACCAAAGTCGTATCAATTCAAGACCGCATTAATGCGAAGGCGTCCGATCTTATTGGCGAACTTGAAGAAACTTTAGACGTTTTCTTCCAAGAAGGAGTGGTACAGTTTGATGTTAAGAAGTGGTCCCTTGAGAAGGGAATTAAACCGCAAATTGCGACGAGGATTGTCGAACACTTCCGTCCTCAATACGAAGAAATCTGTGAGGCCCAAGCCGGCAAAGACGCCGACCTTGTGGAAGCGTATAAGAAGTGGCGTAAGCCGGTTCTTAAGATCATGGGGCTTTTCATCAAGCGAATAATTGACCATATGACAGAACTACATTCTGCTGGTCAGGCTGTTCGCAAGCCACGTAAGAAGAAGGTTAAGCCTGCCCATGTTCTCGTGGCTAAGATGAACTATTGTGCCTCGGCTGATAATCTAACCAGTATAGATCCGAAAGGAATCATCGGTGCTTCGCAACTTTGGGTGTTCAATCACAAAACTCGTAATCTTTCTGTTTATCATGCCGTGGGTCATTCAGGCCTTTCGGTCAGAGGGACTACGATTATCGGATTTGATACAGATGCTTCGATCACAAAGAAGCTAAGAAAGCCAGAAGAACAAGTCAATCAAGTTCTAAAGGCAGGCAAGGTTGACTTGCGTAACATTATGAAATGCCTAACTACTAAAGAGAGTAAGGCAACTGGTCGTATCAATGCTGAAACGATCCTTTTGAGAGTGTTAAAATGAACATTGAAGCGTTTGGATGGACATGTATCTATCTGGGTATGGTTGTGGGTGTTGCTGCATGGTTTATTGTCATGATCACCATCTTCAAAGATTTTAAGGATAACAAATGACCGAGAAAGTAATCGAGTTCCCCAAACATAAGGTCGTCAGAGACGTACCTGCGGAAGTATTGATATCAAGACAAGCCAAAGCGGACCAAAAGTTTGCGGACTCGGTTGTTGATGAACTTTCTGGTTTCTTGCTAACAGAACTTGATAACTATAACATTGAAGTGGCCGATAAGGTTTTTGCCAAAGACTTTGTATTGGTCGTGGATGCGTTACGTGCTGCTGTATATCGTTCACTTGCTCTTGATCATCATCTACATGGCTTCATTGATGAAAATGTTAAGCTACTTGATAACAGTGAAGGTCTAACCAAGGAACAGTTAGCAGAACGTATTGCGGAAATGATTGAAGAAGTAGCAAAAGAAAAACTTGACAGCGGTGATAGTGAGTGATATAATACAAGTATCACAATAAAGGAATATATAATGTCTTATATGCTTATCGACCTTAATCAGGTCCTTATCTCTAACCTTATGCAGCACCTCAAGCATGTTGCTAAGGACAATGTGATAAGTGAGGATCTGGTCCGTCATATGTGCATCAATACAATTCGTTCCAATGTAAAGCAGTTCAAAGCAAAGTATCCGAATGTGGTGCTTTGCTGTGATAACAAACATTATTGGCGCCGTGACTTCTTTCCATTTTATAAGAGCCAGCGCAAGCATGATCGTGAAGCCTCTGGTCTTGATTGGGGCATGATCTTTGACACTCTCAATAAGATTAGAGATGAACTGAAAGAGTTCTTCCCTTATAAGGTGATTGACTCTTATGGTGCTGAGGCTGATGACGTTATCGCCGTGCTAACTGCCCGTCTGGCACCGCATGGTAATGTCCTTATTCTATCGTCAGACAAGGACTTTGGCCAGCTTCAAAAGTATCCTAACGTTACACAGTATAGCCCTATTCTAAAACGTTTCATCAAGATCGACAATCCAAAGATGTTTATCAAGGAGCATATCATCAAGGGTGATCGTGGTGACGGCGTGCCTAACTTCCTGTCGGCTGATAACACTTTCGCTGCCGGTGAACGCCAGAAGGTTATAAATAGCAAGCGTCTACAGGAGTGGCTATCACAGGATGCGGAGACTTTCTGTACCAATGATACTATGCTTCGTGGCTTTAAGCGTAATCAAACTTTGGTTGATTTTGACTATATCCCGAATGAGATTCAACAAAAGATTGTAGAGGCTTTTGATAACTCAAAGCCAGCTACAAAACAGAAGATGCTTGATTACTTTATCAAGAAGAACCTCAAGGCAATGATCGAATCAATCGGTGACTTTTAAGGAAACATTATGAGTAGCAATAAAAACATCTATGAAGTCTTTGACGAGTTTAAGAAGGCAAAGACAAAAGAGGAACGCCTATCAATCCTTCGTAACAATGATTCCTGGGCCTTGAAGAATGTTATCATGGGTGCCTTGCATCCTGATGTTAAGTTCGTCATCAAGAAAATCCCAAACTTCAAGGCAGAGATTGCACCAGCAGGTCTGGCTTACAATCACATGACTGATGCCTTGAGTAAGGTATATCTGTTTATGGAGAACAATCCAAAGGTGTCTCCTAATCTAACATTAGAACGTAAAGAGCAACTATTGATCCAGATTTTGGAATCATTAGAGAAACATGAAGCAGAAGTTTTTGCTAACATGATCAAGAAGGATCTAAAGGTTCCTCATTTGACCGCCAAGCTGGCAAATGAGGCATTTCCTGGACTATTGCCAGAGTAATAAGGGTGATATGAAATGAAAACTCGTAAGATTGTTAATCACAAGATCGATCCAATTTATGCCGAACTTTATGAAGAAGATAAGCGATACGGCGGACCTAATCGCCTTGAACGACCTGCCTCTGAAATGCGGGATCGCCGTCCATTAAAGAACCTCAAGAAAGCATGGATGGAACATACTGAGGATTTTGATGAGGTGGACGAGTTTTACGAACACTGAAAATAGTGCTTGACAAATCCTTTCCGGTGTGTATAATGGACCTCATAATCTCGCTGGAAAGGAATACATGATGACTGTCGATATCAAGACCTTCCTTAAAACTGCATTCCAAAATATTCGGTCATCCAAAAGGACCGATGTTTTGCACGAGGCGGTCCTCAACCAGCTAATCCAAAATTATCCTGATTATGATAAGTATGAGTGGAGATTTGAGGAACGCATCAAGAAAGATGGTTATGGAGGCACCTTTGATATCGACATCATTGGATTTCTAAAAGGTAAAGCTAAGATTGCCATTCTTTGTAAATGCATAAACTCCAACTATGGTAAGAATAGTAAGAATTATGCCAACACCACCATTGGCGAAGCGTATCGACTTGTATATGCGGAAGATGTTAAAATTGAAAAAGCCATCTTCGTAAACATCTACCCGACAATCTGTCCGTCTTTTGACAAATCGGGTAAGGTTAATCACTATGACAATATCGAAAAGTATAAATCAAGAACAAATGTAGGTCAGGCACTATTCAACCTTTATGGTAAAAAGGTAGAAGAGGTGAATGTTTCGTATGATATCGAAAACATATCCAATAAGAAGTCCAAAAAGGACTTCGACGTTATCAACCCAATCAACATAAGCGAGTTTAAACTTAAATATGCAAAGTAATGTTATATATCATGGCAATTGTCTGGAAGTGATGGATACATTTCCAGACAATTCAATTGACATGGTCTTTTGTGATCTTCCTTATGGAACAACACAAAACCCATGGGACATTCTAATACCATTTGATGATCTGTGGTTAAGATACAATAGAATCGTTAAAGATGATGGTGCCATAGTATTGACTGCACAATCACCTTTCGATAAGTTGCTGGCCTGTTCTAATCTAAAACAATTTAAGTATGAGTGGATATGGGAAAAGAACAAAGCAACAGGTCATCTAAACGCCAAAAAAATGCCTATGAAGGCACATGAAAGTGTTTTGATCTTCTACAAAAAGTTACCCGTTTATAATCCTCAGATGACAGACGGCCATAAACCTATGAACATGGTTTCTCCAAAAGATAATGTGCCTAAACCAGAAGTAACCAGAAACTATGGTCATGTTGAAAAGGTGTTGGGTAATCCTGGCGGTTCAACTATCCGCTATCCTCGTGATGTTATCAAAATACCTGTCATCAACAATGATGATCCTAAAAAGTTTCATCCTACACAAAAGCCTATACCGTTGATTGAGTATTTCATCAGGACATATACAAATGAAGGTGATGTGGTTCTGGACAATTGTATGGGATCTGGCTCAACATGTATTGCCGCTTCCAATCAAAACAGAAAGTATATCGGCATTGAACAGTCAGAAGAATATTTCAATAAGGCCAAACAATGGATCGAAGAAGAAACTCGAGGTGGTCTATTGGCACATTTTGACTAATGTAAACACTCTACCATTTTAATAGACTTATAGGTATGTAAACGGCTAAGCTACAGGTGCGACATCCTGTCGCAGGCGTTTACATACCTTTTTTGTTGCCTGTTCCGTTCCTTGTGCTATAATGTGAACATGATCAAAAAGCGCAAAGCCCGTTCCGACCGTAAGCATGTCATATATTCTTTGTCCGTCAATGGCTTAGAATATATCGGCGTTACGTATGTCGACCGTTCAGCCGTGTCCAAGTCTGTTATCCGTCGCTGGCAAAAGCATATCCGCCGTGCCTTGACCGAAGGCAAGGACTGGGCCTTATGCAAGGCGATACGGAAATACGGTCCGGATGCTTTCGAGGTCTGCTATTATGAGGTGGTGCGAGGCAAGACGGAGGCGCACCACCGTGAGCGGGAACTGATCCGTGACCTATGCCCTGCCCTCAATACGGACGTTCGCTGAATGACAACAAAAGGGTGCGTCATCCTGTCGCACCCCCATCCTGCCAGTTTACATTGACAATGCCGTTCCGTTGTGCTATTCTTAGGCATAATCTGAAAAGGAAAGTAAACATGAACGCTGCTGATCGCTTCACAAAACGCAATCTTAAACTTAACTATAACACCCTTGAAGCCCTGTCTACATACTTTGAAAATGGCGGCACAATCACTGTATGTAAACAAGGTAGACGGTCTAAGGCCAATACCTCGTTTCCATTGATTAAAGGTACCGTGTCGAATGTAGGTGCTAAATCGGTTGGTCTTAAATCTCAAGGCTTAAAAGGAAGATAATCATGGAAGTTTTCGCTGTAATCTGGTTCATGGAATATGAGGGTGAGCAATTGTTGGGCATATTCTCTGATTATGTCAAGGCTCGCCAATATTTGGTCGAACGTGGAGACGCTAACGTCCACATACGTAAGGTTGAACTGGACGAGATATATAAATTTGGTGAATGTGGAGAGGAAATATAATGTCACGTTATGATATTGTTATGGGTGTAGTCTGGGGTCTGATCGTGTATGATGGCATCAGGTTACTGACCGATATTCTTCTGACTATAATCTCTTGGATCGTTCGCAAGCTATTTTGGAGGAATAATGACTGATATCGTTCTCTTTATAGTAATGTTTGCTCCTCCGATTGCGTTTGCGTTAATCGCTCTTACTAACATGGAGAACTGATATGACGGTGTTTTATTCTATCTACGATGAACGTGGCACCCGTGATTATTGTTTCACAAAGTACCTTGGCAATCTATTACTCGAAACTGATATCTCGTATTGGATTGTTCCTGGCACTATAAACGACATGAGCGAACTGGAGGATGTTTTCATATGATGGACGAAACTAAAGTTATGCAATATGCCGCACTCGGTATGGTTGCTACGTTTGCCTTTATCGGCACTTTGCTGTGGATCGTTATTGATTGGACGAACTAATGCGGGAAGTATATGCTCTAATATATGAGGCGAACTCCGACGATGATCGCCTTTTAGGTATCTATTCGTCAGTGGCTTCGGCACAATATGCGTGGGAGAACTTTCATAACCCAGGTCCATTCTACCGTATAGAACGGCGTGAGATTGGTGCCGAGGCTTGTGAATATGTTCCAGCTTTTCTGGTTCAGGAGAAGTAAATGGCAGATGCACATACCGATGAAACTGTTTATTTGCCTACCGTAGAGTTGTTGAATAACACCGAACTGTGGGGTGAAGTCGGTGTGGTAGTGTATAGTAAAGCGTTTGCTGCTAACGGTGTTCAAATCTGGATGGTGCCCGAATGACAAATGCAATCCACTTTGTCGGTTTCAAAAATGACCGTTATCATACGGCGGTTGCTGTGTTTGGTAAACCAGACTTTATCCATAGGTTCTGGGATTATCGTGCTGTGTGCGAGGTGCAGGAAAACGACATTGTGGTATTTGCTGATGGTGACGAAACACAAAACGTAAATCCTTTTGCTTTCGATGACTCGGCAAACTTCTAAGGAGATATATAATGGCTAATGTTAAGACTTTCAATCTGTCGGTGTATCTGCCATTTATCCCTGGTATGGGACGTGGTGGTAAAACTATCACTTTTCGTGGTATCTCTCGTGTAGCAGTTGAACGGTATAAAAAGTATTATACTGCGGAGTATACCAATGGTACTACACCTACATTTCATGTGGAGGCAAGATGAAACTGTCACCTAAACAAATTGAGTATGTCAATAAGGAAAAAGAAATTCTTATTCGCCTTATTGCAGCAAAAGAAAAGAGTCAAACATATGCTGGCATTTGGGGTGATCGTCAAAAACTACAAATGATCCAACTCATTATCGATTTACACAATCTGGAGATAGGAAAGAAAGATGAAACGCAAAACGATAAATCCAGTGGCGAAGGCACTCCGAAGCCCTGTATGTAAACCAAAGGTGTTTGTAGACAAGAAATCTGTCTACAATCGCAAAAGACTACCAAAGCTATAGACTATGGGTGCGTCATCATGTCGCACCTGTTTACAAACGATTTTTGTTGCCTTTACCTTCCTTAGGTGCTATCCTTTCCACATGATGAAAACAGTGAAAGGAAATATCATGTCTTCCATCGCTCTCCGTGCTACCTCTATCGGTTCGAACCAGCTTGAAATCCAACATGGCGAGAACCTCTATCTCGTTTCATATCAAACGCCCGTGGCAGTCTATATCAAAAATGCTGGCTACTTCCGCACCACGACCAAGTTCTCCCGTACCACTTCAAAGCATATCAATAAGTGGCTCAATGGTGCGACCGCTGGTGATATTCCGCAAAATGTTCTGGAAGATATGATGGGCTGGACCGTCTAATAAGGAGAATAATATGTATGCTCTTGTTTTTGAAGATGGCTGGACAGGTAGCTTAGAAATTGTCGCTGAAAGTAAATCTCGCAATAAGCTGATCAAAATGATGAAACAGTATATTGCAGAAGGTCATAATGAGTGTCTTGTTAATGTAATAGAACTGGAGGACGAATAATGTCTTATATGTCCGATGCTTATAATGAAATCGTGGATCTTGTGGGCGATGCTATTGAGGCAGGCGCCTACTATGTCGGCGATGTGGTAGAGTATGTTAATCAGCGTTCCCGTCTCAAGGTCGACCGTGAAACGGTAGACGGCATTATCAAGTCTTTGGATTTTGATTATGCTGGCGGTGCGTCACAGGCCATGTATATGAATGAACTGTCTTACAAGGACAACCGCTAATGTCAACAAGGTATGTCAACGGTCTACATTCAAGGGTGCGACAATATGTCGCAGGCGTTGACATACCTTTTCGCTTGCCTAATCCGTCCTTTGTGCTATAATATCCGTATTAAATGATGAAAAGGAGTGAACTATGCCCCGTGTTAATGCTTCCAATGGTATCCGTCCTGAGATCCGTGCCCTCGCTGTCCTCCAGCTTGGTAAAACTGTAACGCCGCAGGATATCAATGATCATGTCGGCACTGGTGATTATGCCGCTAAGTATGTTAGCTTCCTCAATACTCGTTATGGCTTCACTATCACTGCCAATAAGGATGGCCGTCGTGTCGTCTCTTATACTGTGATCGCCGAGCCGGCTAACGCTGCTGATCTTCGTGCCCAGACTCCGAAGGCTGCTAAGGCTAAGGTCGCCGCCGCAGCGGCGAAGGCTAAGGTCGCTGCGAAGGCTCCGAAGGTCGCTGCACCGAAGGCTGCTAAGGCTCCCGCTAAGTCTGCAAAGTCTGTTGCCGATATCAAGGCAGCTAATCTTGCAAAGCTAAAGGAAGTTGCTGCTAATCGTACCAAGGCTGCAAAGCGTGTCCGTGAGTTTGACGATGTGACGGAACAGTTTGGTACCAGCGGTGAGGTTGGTACCTCGTTCAACGTTGATCGTGACTGGGATTCCATCGACGGTCTCGACCTTTCGAAACTGCTCTAATATTGGGAGTGCGTGACATGGCCCTTATGAAGTTTCTATACAAGACGGCATTCAAGCCTAATGGCATTGCATATTGTCCGTCAGAAGTGACATATATGGGCCATGTCGTTCATTATTCATGGCTATCCGAAAACGAGTTTGGACTAACAACGGGTGAATATGACGCACCGGTTCGCATACTTGATAAACGCAATATCGTGGCGGCCTGGATCGACCGCTCGAATGTACCTGACAATGTTAGAGTGGTTGATGATAAGTATGTCGTAACGGCTGGCCCGTTCAAGCGGCATTCATGTACCTGTACCGCATACAAATATCGCAATCGTTGTTCTCATATCGATGGAGTTAAACAATGACAATCGTATATGAAATCCTGTCACGATTACTCCTGGCGTTTCTGGGAGTGTGTTTAGCCATCGGTGTTCTTATATTCGGGTCCAACTGGTTTATCAGATGTATCGGCAACGCCTGGGACGCATGGCATTATGGAGAGATTGATTGAACCTGACAACCCGGACACTTTCAACAGGTGAGCAAATACATATCTTTGATAATGTATTCTCACCTCACGAACATCACCAGAATAGAACCTTTGTAGAAAAGTCTTTCTATAAGATCATATTCGGTGCGTCAGGCTTTATCGATCATGGCTTGAACTTGTTGGGGTCTGTCTATTCTGATGACGATCTGCAAAAGATGGGAGTGTTCAATAACGAAAACTTCCGTTATATTGCTGACAACTTTTGTGGTGGTCATACAAGAACAAGTCAATGGGTAACCCTCACCACTTACTTTTCTAAGTCTCACTTTCATCCTGATAACAAAGGTAAAACCCTGATATATTATCTTTCTACAGAATGGGATATCAATCATGGTGGTGAGACGTTATTCTGTAACTCTGATGGTGAGGTTGAACTTGCCGTTTCATCTAAGCCGAACCGTGTAGTGGCTTATGATAACTATCTCTTACATAAAGCGGCACAGATATCGCCTGGCGCACCTGAATACCGCTTTTCTCTTGTCTGTCAATTCAATGGTGGTGTATAATGTTCTTCATAAGAAGTGGAGATAGTATCCATTTCTATATCGGCAGATATGGTTTTGGTATCATATGGAATCCGAAGTATTGGGCCATTCTCAAACGGAGAAAGAGGACGTTTATCACTAATCGTCCTTATGTGTTCTATAAGTTTGGCCCATTTATGTTTTCAAAGGATATAGACGAATGAAAATCCATAATGAGTGTACCTTTCTAAAGCCTGATGGTATTGCTAAGATTGAAGAAATGTATAAGGCTAAATTTGTGTTTGAGTCTTGTGTTAAAAACAAGCATGGCGAATGGTGTAATTTTCCTGTTGCTATCTTCTACACCGAAGAAGCCCATCCGCAAGGCTCTAACTATATGGCCTTGTATCATAATGGCCAGAATTTTATGGTCACTGATGGCATTACTGCCACTGAGGAGTTTTCTGGCTTGCAGGTTGGTGATGATGTAATCTATTCTCGTTATCGTCACAACTATAATGGCTTGAATGGTGGTTTTATTGATGGTGGCCGTGACTATGTTAAGCATGGTGATATCGGCACTCTCGTCAAATTGAAAGTCAATAAAGATAAACTTGAGGTGGTGGAATGAGTGATTTTGTTACTGCTCTAAATGCTGCCAGTGCTGGTGATGTTCATCTATCGAAACAGATAGAACGCTTGATGTATATTTGGTGGTATGAAAATCGCAAAAACGATCCACATGTTCACTGGAAGTTTACTGATAAACAGAACAATCTGTATTTCGAATATACGCAAATGATAAAAGATCGTATTACTACTTGGGGGTTGGAATGACAGAGTTTCTAACTAAGAATGCCGATGTGGCAATGATTGAGATTAAAGAAAAGCTATATGAACGTCTGGCTAATCTGCGGAAGATTAAACATGACTTTGCTCATACGGCACGAATCGATCCTATCTGGGAAGGTATCGTAGGCCAGTGTACCAACGAGGAACATTTCCTCACCAAGCTGCTTGACTTAATCGAACGGAGTTGATATAATGTCTAAACTTGTCCTTGTTGAAACTGTTTCCACATTCCGACATACATATGTTGTTAAGCTGCCTGACAATGAGCCAGTCGAATATGCGCTTGATGATGTGGTAGCTGGTATGGATAATGTTGATGATGGTATTACAGATGTGACACAGAACCATATTGCCGAAGATATCTTTTCTCACCGTGTCATTACAGAAAAAGAATATCTGGAAATGTTTGATCGGGAGAATGCCTATCTAAGTGGCTGGCCGACCGAGAAGAAGCTGGAGTTTATCTATGACAGTCTCAAAAACCGTGAAGCACAAATCCACAGGGAAGTGAATTGGGGACCTGATGTCGGTCGTGAAATCTTATCAGAGGATTGCTAATCAATGAACGCCGACAGACTCTACAAGATTGATACCAACGGTAATGTCCGTGTATGGTGGATGGAGTATGATAACGAAAAGTATCGCACACATTCTGGCATTGAAGGTGGCAAGATTGTAGTGTCTGGTTGGCAGTATCCCGAGGCTAAGAATGTCGGTCGTGCTAATGCGACGACTGTTGAGGAGCAGGTGAAGGCCGAGGTCGACGCTGAATATACAAAGAAGCAGAACCAGGGTAAGTATTGGGCCAGTCTGACTATGGCAAAATCTGGAGACACCTTGTTCCATGAGTGCATGTTGGCCGATAAGTATGATGCCAAGAAGCATAACAAGTTCCCGTATTACTCACAACCCAAGTTAGATGGTGTTCGTTGCCTTATCTCCAAAGATGGTATGCAGTCACGCAATGGCAAGCCTATTGTCTCTGCACCACATATTCGTGAGATATTAGAGCCGTTCTTTCAGGCACACCCTGATGCTATTCTGGATGGTGAACTGTATAATCATGAACTAAAGAGTGACTTTGAAAAGTTAATCTCACTTGTTCGCAAATCAAAGCCAACTGCCGATGATCTGGCAGAGTCGGCAGAGAAAATCCAGTATCATGTGTATGATCTGGTCGATGGTCTTCCTAATATGCATCTTCAAACATTCATGGATCGTCTTGGCTTTATCAATCAGTTTGATTATAGAAGCCGTTACTATCCGACTGTGCAAGTTGTAAAGACAACCAATATCCAAGATGAACATGACATTGAAATGATGCTCGGTGAATATCTCGAAAGTGGATATGAGGGTCAAATGCTCCGTGTTCCTACCTCAATCTATGAAGGTAAGCGTTCCAAGAACCTTATCAAGCATAAGGAATTTGAGGATGATGAATTTGAAATCGTCTCTATGGAAGAAGGTAAAGGTAACTGGGCCGATGCTGTTAAGCGGATTGAAATCCGTTTGAAAGACGGAACCACACAGTTTGCGGGAGTGCGAGGATCATTTGACACGTTGCACGACCTGTTGTATAATGATAATGGTTATACAAGCGTAACGGTACGGTATCAGAACAAGACTGATGACGGTAAACTCCGTTTCCCTGTTGTCGTAGCATTTTGGAAAGGCAAGAGAGACCTGTGAAATACAAACTCTATCTGGATGACCTGCGTTATCCTGACCTGCATCCCGATTGGCGTATTGCTCGTAACTATCATGATGCTGTATGGATGGTAAAGAACTATGGTCTGCCATATTATATCTCTTTTGATCATGATCTGGCCGATGTTCATTATAATCTTGAGTCAGAATATGGTCCTATGGATGAGTTTATGGACGATACTGCTCGTGGTAAACCATATGAATTTACTGGCTATGACTTTGCCAAGTGGTTCTGTCAGTGGGTCATGGATAATGATGTATGTCTGAACGACTTTGACTATGGTGTTCATTCAGCTAATCCTGTTGGTGCTGAAAACATCCGCCGCTATATGGCCAACTTTATGAAAGATCGTTACGTATGAATATGTTTTATCTATCAGAAGATCCTCACCTGTGCGCCGCCTGGTCGGTCGACTCGCATTGCGTCAAGATGATCCTTGAGAGTGCCCAACTCTTGTCTACCGCACACCGTATTCTCGACGGCACCCAGTATATTGAGAATAAACCGGTTGCTGGTAGTTTCCCTGTTCGTTATCGCAAGATTAAACGCTGGCGCCTGCCTGACCAGCGTGATGGTATTCTATACTCTGCCACTCATGTTAATCACCCTTGTGCTATCTGGTGCCGTCAGTCAGCCGAAAACTATTCATGGCTCTGGTCGCTTATGACCGAATATTGTATCGAATATACTGGCCGCTATGGTAAAGTCCACAAGATTGCTGCCGACGGTCTATTAGACGAACTCGACCAGCTTCCGACCCATATCAACCATGAAATCGGCTTCACCAGACCGCCAAGTGCCATGGATCCTAAATATATCATATCAGAAGATCCGATTGCTAACTATCGGAACTATTACAAGTATGGCAAGGCGCACCTACATAAGTGGAAAAAGCGTCAGCCACCAGAGTGGATTATGGAGTAAACTATGCCAACATATTCTTTTCGTGACAAACAGACTGGTGAATGTTTCGACCTGTTTATGTCTATTTCAGAACTGGATGAATTTTTAGAGAACCATCCAGAACTTGAAAAGCTATTGTCAGCACCACACTTTCTCGGTGCCAATATGAATGGCGGTCTAAAGAACAATAAAGCATATGACCCAAAGGATAATGTATAATGCCTAACTACACATGGATGAACAAAGAGACTGGTGAGGAACATACCAACACCATGACCATTGCCGAGCGTGACGAATATGAGAAGAACAACCCACAACTATCGCAAGTCCTACGCAACTTCACAATGGTCGATCCTGTGAACATCGGCGTTACTAAGCCCCCTGCCGACTTTCAGAAATACGTTTTGGGCCGTGTCAAAGCGGCAGTGCCACATGCTGATGCTGTGGCTTCTAAAAGATGGGACATTCCAAAGGAGATTTGACCTGTCAGAGAACCCTCCATCTAAAAAGTTTAGAGGTCGTGCCCGTAAAAAGGCATCGACCTCTTTTTGTTATGAGAATGTGACTAACAATAACAATAAAGGTAAATATATGTCACGAAAGAATAGACGTAATAACCAACAGCAGAACCAGCGTGGTGAAAACCATGCAGAAAAGAACCACTTTGAACTGCGTCATATCCAGCCACTAACCGTAAACCAAGAGAGAGTGTGGGACGCATACGAAGCCGGTTCTAATCTAATGCTACATGGTTATGCAGGAACTGGTAAAACATTCCTGTCATCTTATCTTGCTCTAAGGGAGGTATTACATTACGAGACATATAAGAAGGTTGTTATCATCCGCTCCGTAGTTCCATCCAGAGACATGGGCTTTCTACCAGGAACCGAGAAACAAAAAGCGGAAGTTTATGAACAGCCTTATCAAGAAATCTGTGACGATCTTTTTGGTCGTGGTGATGGTTGGAAGATACTAAAGCTAAAAGGCTTGGTTGAGTTTACTACAACCTCATTCCTACGTGGTATGACTTTCAATGATTCGATTATCATAGTTGATGAATGTAACAACATGACATTTCAGGAAATCGATACAGTCATGACACGTATCGGCAATAACTCAAAGATCATATTCTGCGGTGATTACCGTCAGTCTGATCTACACAAGCCACACGAAAAGACAGGCATCAAAGAACTGATGGGCATTACTCGCCGTATGCCATCGTTCGACCATGTTGAGTTTGGTATTGAAGATATCGTCCGTTCGGGCGTTGTCAAAGAGTATATCATCCAGAAAACTGAAATGGGACTATAAGTGTATCGGACCGAGGTTGACAGCCTCGGTCCTTTACTATATAATGTATATGATAGAGGAGTATATCATGTCAGGTACTATTGAGAATAGCATTAATATTCTTGTTAAAGAACTCAAAGATAACCGTAAAGTGGATAAGGATGAAGCCCTTGACTATATTGGTTATGTCTTCCGTTTAATCTCTCAAAACAATATTCCGTTAGATCAGCGACATGGTGCATCCATGACCGTTGACGCATGTGTTAAGAATGTGCGTGGTAATGATTTTCGTCGTGCAGAAGGTTTCTTCGGCAATTGGGCTGCCCAGTTGAACGACAAGAAAGGTGAGGTCGCTGAATATGATGACCACTATTCTGGCTGTTGAAAACCTTTAAGCATCTACACAACGATCCTGTTCTTATAAATCTGAAAAGAGAAGAATATAATGGCAAGCGATTTTACATCTCGCCAAAGGGTACTAAACTCCCCTCGGTTACGACTTTTCTATCTCACTTCAAAGGCGACTCTATTGCGAAATGGAGAAAAAAAGTCGGCGAAGAAGAAGCGAACAAAATCTCGGCACGAGCAAGCCGCCGAGGTACAAAATTCCATTCTCTTATGGAATCTTATA